TTAAAGCCATACGTCTTGTCGACGGTGGGATAAGCCATTTAAGACTCCTTTAAGTTTTAAGAACCTTTACCAAAGCTAGTCGAAGATTTACTCTCTTTAAAGATAGGCATCCTCGCGTCGCTTTGACGCATCAAGTTGTTATCAACGGCTTCTGTCTGTGACTGAGTCAACTTAGCAAAGTGAGCATCACGTTGCTGCATAAACTCTTGCGGACATTTGAACAATAACAACCCGCCAATCTCAATCTGACCACTAAAGCGGCTATTGGGATCGACTAGCAGTCTAAACTTCGGTTGCTCCTCTGAAGTAACGGGTTCCCAACCTTCACGGTATTTACCCGTAATGTTACGTTGGTCGTAATCGTTCAAAGTAGAAACACGAATCCATCTGTACGCATAGCCCGGTTCCTTATCAGGTTCCGGCAGTAGATCTGCTTGTTGCCACTGCTTAGGGCGCTCTTGCACTGCTCTACTAGTCATCTCGCGTTGTAATCTGTTTTCTGTAGCCATTTAGGCCTCCAATCTTGTCATTTCACGAGCATATTGCTCGTTGGTTAGTCCGAGTTTTTTCGCCAAGGCAGCTTGCGTTTTTGATAGCACTACTTGTTTGGAAGAAGTACTACGCTTCGCAGATGCGACCACCGTGCTTGGTTTTGTACGCTGAGATTTTTCCTCATCGTTTTTAGATACTGACGCAAATTCTTCTGGGAATCTACGTGCAACTTCTTTGTCGATACTTTTGAAATATTCATCAGTACCAATGTATGCTTTACCGTACCGCACCGCTAACTCTTCATGAACACCTTCAGCTAACTTGCGCATTGCTAGCTTATTAGGATCAACAAACCAAGGGTTTCTGGACACCCAGCTTGCGACCTTCGGGTCCATTTGCTGCGTTTGCGGCGGTTGTGGGGTAGTTTGTACATCATTTTCCTGCGTTTGTACAGCAGGTTTGTAGTTTTTTGCTTTATCGAGCTTCATTTCAGCCCGCATAAGCTCCTTTTGAGCTTCTAAAAGCTTATCGGAATCCCCAGTGTCGTACGCTTCCTTGTAGTTCCGCTCTGCTTTGTCCACTTCTAACTCTGCCGATGCTTGGTAATTAGAAATTAATTCTTTTTCACCACTATGCAGCATAGTTTTAAGTCTTCGGTTCTCATCTAAGATCCGTTGAGTAGCCTCCAAAGTCTCATGTTGCTCACGCAACGCAACCTCTTTTGCCCTACGTTCATCATGCCAAGCCTTCTTGTACTGAGTAAACTTAGTCTTTACGTTTTTAGAATACTCCTGAGATTCATCAGCTTTTTCAAGGTCTTCCTTAATGTCGTCTGGCAAAGGCTCAATAAAGCGGTCTTCTGGAGGAGTGTCATCAACGATATCGATTTCTATGTCGCTATCGCCTTCTACGGTTATTTCCAGCTTATCTTCGGATTTCTCCTCATCTGGAAACTTAAATTCATCATCAAATTTAGGCATGTGCGTTCCTTATTTACGTTTAATACCGCGTGGATCTTCTACAACACCTTCGACGTTGTCGTCGTAAATGATGCGGAATTCGCGGTCGTGGATCAGTAGGCGTGTACCTGCATTTGGGCGAACCAAAATGAAGTCACCTTTTTTGCACCAAGCTCCGTTAGGAAACTTAGCTTTGTCCATATAGCAATCTGGACCCATATCTACAACGAACAAAACTGTTGTGAGCAGTTCTTCAATCCGTTTAGTTTCGTCAGACTTTATCAAGCCGATTTCGCTACTCTCAAACTCCGCATCTGCTTCTGGGATAGCGCAAAGAATGCGATACCCAGCGGGTTTAGGGAGTTGTTTAGCTTTGTCTTCTGATTTCTTGTTCAGTACCTGCGTCAGGTCCACTGCTTTTAAAAGATCAATGTTAGTCGTCATGAGACTCCATGTTTTTTGTCAGGTCTGCAAGGTATCGCCGAGCAGTGAGTAGACCTGTAATAACCCCACACATATAGCGATACTCTTCAAAGCTCTTAGCACTGCTAGCGCCAAGATCTTCTTCAAGTCGTTTTATGTTCTCGTCGATCTGTGATGTGATTAGTTCTGTTACCTTAAGTACTTCGTACATTAATCACCTTTCTTTGTAGGCTTCTGGGCCTGTTTTTCCTGTGCCTGTTGGGCTTGTTCTGCTTGATAGCGAGCTAGTTGCTCTTGATGAGAAAGAGTGAGTCCATGCTTATGTATGTCCACACCTGCTGAGAACCCTTTCTGTTCATTAGCATGCTCACGTTGGTTTACTTCTCCATGCATCTTGGCAGCAAGTTTTGCTCCTTCAGTTTCTTGCTGCGCTTCAATACGATCACGTTCGATCTGAAACTGAGCTGCTTTGAGATCCGCATCAGCTTGGTCTTTAGCGGTCTTACGCTGCAAGTCTTGTCCCTTGATTTGAAGCTCTTGTTGTTGCAACTGAATGAGCGGGTCTTGGGATTGCTGTTGAGCTTTTTGCTGTTGTGATTCCTGTTGGTGTTGCTGTAACAACTGCTGAGCTGCTTGCGCCGCCATCTGTGCTACTTTCACTTCCATATCTGGAGCCATCATCTGTTCGTTCTGATCGTCCTCGTACGCAGGCAAGGTTTGACCCATTGCTTGCTCCATTTGTTTGCGGTACTCCATACCCAAATGCTCAGAGATATGTGCAGACAGAGCCGCCATTGTTTTCTGTTGCAGTTGAGGATCTTGTCCTATTAACTGTTGGATGTGGGGATCTTGCGCCGCTGCCATGTGAACAGCTATGTGTGCCTTGTGATCTTGATACAAGAACGCTTTAACAGGTTTGCCTTTGAGAATGTTCATGTTCTCTGTGACTGGGTCACGAGGCTTCATGTCCTCTTCAATCGGTACAAGTTTCTGGTAGTTCTTAATACCAATCACTTCCAACATCTGACGATGTAATTGGGGAAGGTCATACAACTGTGGTGCTGTGCCTGCTAACTGTAGAGCCGCCTGATACTGAACAACCTTCTGAGCCATAGTAGCTGCGTTGGGGTCAGATACAGGGATCACGTTAACTGCTTCGTAGTCAGACTTCTTAGCTGTACGTGAACCTGCTGTAGGCTCGTAGTCGTAATCTTCTGGAGCGTTGTCTGCAATTATTTCTTTTAACAGTGCAAACTCTTGACGCATCGCATAGTGAACACGCGCCTGAATAGCGCTCATTGATTTCAGCGTACGTTCAAGAATAGCCAGAGTAGTGCCAACTGGAGAGTTAGCAGACATGTCCGACGCTTGTAAGTCAGCAGTACCAGCAAACCTGCGACCATCATCTATGATTTGATTCAACAACGCCAACAGAACCTGTGATGGTTCCTTGTATGGCAAGGTCATGATGTTGTCTTTAATCGAGCCACTCGGAACATCCATGTCCCTGAACTCCCCCGGTGCTATTGGTGTATCGTCACCTTTAGATCTAAGCCCGCGAGTTTTAAAGCCACCCGGCAGATTAGAAAGGGTACCAGCATCAACAAGCTGGCGAAGAATAGAAGTGCCAGACTTGGCAAAAGCACCAATAAGATGAATGAGACCGAAAGCATAAAATCCAAAACCCGGTATGTAGGGGTAATGAACGAAGTGCGCACGTTTCTGGTATGTCTCATCATCGGGTTTCCAGTTTCTACGAATAGCTAAGATTTCTCCAGATGACTTCTCCATCGTCACTACATAAGGTAGTGCAATGCCTGTCTGTTCACCTTTTTCTGTCTCATGCTCAAAGCCCGCAAGATCAAGCTCTACGTGCATTTCCAACAGTTTAAAACGATCATCTTGAGTAGCTCTAAAGCCTAACTTCTCAGCAATCTTCTTCTCTACTTCATCCATTGTTCCTGTGGGGTCACCAAGATCAACTTCACGGTAGAAGCCTTCATACTGCAACTTCCTAACTTCATTAGGAGTCTTGCGCATCACATGAGTAACACGTTCCGCTGCTTCTAAACTAGATGCACCATAAGGCACAACTACATCTTCCGCAGGGCAGAACATCGAGACTTGCCGTTGCAGGCTAGAGTCTTCATAGACTTTCTTAAACGCGGTACCTGATAACCCTAGGCCCCACAACATGCGCTCATGCT